TACGACGTCTAAACGTATCCACCATCACTGCTCAGTAGGGTGTGCTACACATAGATGTAGCCACAGAAATCCAAACTTAGCACAGGTACCAAGTGATGAAAGGTTTAGGTCCTTGTTTTTACCTACACCAGGGATGGTTATGGTTGGGGCTGATCTTTCGGGTATTGAGTTACGTTTGCTGGCACACTATCTTGCTAGGTATGACGGCGGTAAATACGCAGATATCATACTTAACGGAGACATCCACGCAGAAAACGCTAAGAAAATTGGAATCACTAGAAAACAAGTTAAAACAGTTACCTATGCATTCTTATATGGAGCAGGAGACAAGAAGATCG